AACGATATGCTCAACAACGTACTGAATAAACTTATAGATGCAGCCTTCAACATGGCTATGTTTGGAAATATGCAGGGAACGCTAGGTGGTGGTGGATTATTTGGTTCAATACTTGGTGGACTTGGAGGAATATTTGGCGGTGGCATGATGGGTGGTGGAGGATATTTTGATCCAATAACAGGTTTAGGCACAGCAGGACCAAATTTTGGTTTAGCTAACGGAGGAATAGCCAGAGGAAGAAAAACTCATTTAGTTGGAGAGCGTGGACCAGAATTATTTACACCTGGAGTTACGGGTACAGTCACACCAAACCATGCACTTGGCGGTTCTACAAATATTGTTGTAAACGTAGATGCTTCGGGAACTAATGTAGAGGGAAATGAACAGGACAGCAGAGAGTTGGGTCGTTTAATATCAGTTGCGGTACAATCTGAATTAGTTAAACAGAAAAGACCTGGAGGCATACTTGCATAATGGCTACGTTTCCCTCAATAAAACCTACATATGGCCAACAAAAAAGATCTGCACCAAAAACCAGAACAATAAAGTTTGCTGACGGTTATGAGCACAGAATATTATTTGGACTTGCAGAACATCAAAATCCAAAAGTTTATAATTTTACTTTCAACGTATCAGAGACAGAAGCAGATGAAATAGAAACCTTCCTTGATGCCCGTGCAAACGACAGCGATAATTTCGACTTTACTGTTCCTGGTGAAGCTGCTGCACAAAAGTTTGTTTGCGAAACTTGGTCTAAATCAATACCATATAACAATAGAGCAACAATCCAGACAACATTTAGAGAGGTATTTGAACCATGAGCACTGCCCCTATAATCACAGATTTACAAAAAGTAAATCCATCAGCAGTTATTGAACTATTTACTCTCACAACCGATTCAACTCTTCATGGATCGACAGCAACATATCGTTTTCATAGCGGAACAAATAGAGTAGGTAACGGAGATATTATTTGGGCTGGTAACACTTATGTAAAAATGCCAATACAAGCAGAGGGATTTGCGTTTACAAAAGGGTAGTTACCAAGGCCAACTCTTACAGTAAGTAATGCACTTGGAACAATTACAGCAATACTTTTAAATGTAAATGCGGTAACAACGGGAAACGATTTGACAGGAGCTACCGTAGTGAGAATAAGAACACTATCACGCTATTTAGATTCCGTTAATTTTCCTGGAAATACAAACCCGTTTGGAACTCCCGATCCTACAGCAGAGTTTCCACAGGAAATATACAAAATAGATAGAAAGTCATCTGAAAATAGAGAAGTAGTGCAATTTGAATTAGCAGCAGTATTCGATTTAGCAGGAATAAGAGCACCTAAGAGACAATGCACTAGAACAGAATTTCCTTCTATTGGTACGTTTGTTGCATGACCTGGAAATATAAAGCACTGCTTCATGCTCAACGGGAAGATCCTAAAGAGTCTTGTGGTCTTTTACTGAATATTCGAGGAAAAGAAAAATATTTTCCCTGTCGAAATTTGTCAATGACTAACCATCAGTGTTTTATTATTGATCCAGAAGATTACATAAAAGCCGATAATACAGGGGAAATAACAGCCGTTGTTCATAGCCACCCCGTAACACCCCCTGCACCTAGCCAAGCAGACCAAATAGCGTGTGAACAAAGTAATCTTCCGTGGCATATTGTTAATCCGAAAACAGAACAATGGGGATACTGCGAACCATGTGGATATAAACCACCTTTACTTGGCAGACCTTGGGTTTGGGGTGTTACTGACTGCTGGAGCTTAGTAAGAGATTGGTATAAAGAAGAAAAGAATATTGAATTAAAAGATTGGGATAGACCTACAACACCAGAAGAGTTTGTTCTTAATCCTTTATTTGAAAGTTGTGCTTGGAGAACTGGTTTTAGAGAACTTAGACCAGATGAGAAACTTATGAATGGCGATGCACTATTGATGTCTATTGGATCTGCTGGTTTAAATCATGTAGCTATTTTCTTAGATGGAGATGTTTTACATCATTTAACCGATAGACTATCTTGTAGAGAATCTTATTCTCAATGGTTATTAAAATGCACAGGAGGGAGGTATCGTTATGTTGCGTAAAGTAAAACTATATGGCGAACTTGCTGAATTTGTAGGGCACAAAGAGTTTGAGATAAAAGCTGAAACACTATCTAAGGCTGTGAGTTTTTTAATAAATAATTTTGATGGAATAGAAAAATTTATGAGTCCTAGATACTATCAAGTAAAAATAGGAAACTATACAATAAGTGAAGATGAAGTAAATCACCCCATAGGACAACAGGATATTCATTTTGTACCTGTTATTGCTGGTGCTGGTAGAGGCACAGGAAAAATATTACTTGGTGCAGCGTTGATAGGACTAGCAATAATAAATCCATCAGTAGGTTTCGGACTTGGACCACAAGGACTTGGAGGTGGATTCGCAACTGCATCTGGAGCATTTAGTATTACAGCTTTTGCAGGAAATATCGGTATAGGTTTAGTTTTGATGGGAGTGTCTGAAATGCTAACTCCCTTGCCAAAGCAAAAAGATTTTTCTAGTGAGCAAGACCCAAGACTGTCATATAATTTTTCTGGAACTCAAAATACTTCTAGGGCTGGAACTCCCGTGCCAATCTGTTACGGAGAGATTATCACTGGATCGGTAGTTATATCTGGAGCAGTTGATACTCAACAGGTACAGGCATGACAAAGAAAACTATCAGAGGTGCTGGTGGTCCTCCTTCTCCTCCTACCCCACCCCAACCAACCAGAGCACCCGATACGTTACATAGCAGACAGTTTGCTACATTTTTAGATTTAATATCAGAAGGAGAAATAGAAGGTTTTGCTTCAGCATCAAAAGAAGGACTTACTCAGGGAACAACTGCATATAATAACGCTGCATTAAAAGATGTATTTTTAAATGACACACCAGTATTAAAAGCAACAGCTAACTCCTCTAACCCTGCAACTACTGATTTTAACTTTCAAGATGTAGGTTTTACTCCCAGGTTTGGAACTGCAAACCAGACAAAGGTAGATGGAATTGAAAGCAGTTCTTCAGTCACAGCAGTAGGTGTAACTGTCACAGCTTCAACTCCCGTTACACGACAGATAACAAATTCAAATGTCGATGCGGTAAACGTAACTGTCACTTTTAATCAACTTCAAAGAGCAACAGAACAGGGAGATTTGTTAGGCACAAGTGTTCAATTAAAGATAGCCGTTCAATATAACTCTGGTGGATTCACAGATGTTATTGACGATACCATTACAGGTAGAAGTGCTGACGCATATCAAAGAGATTACAGAGTAAATCTTACAGGTGCTTTTCCTGCCGATATAAGAGTTACAAGAGTTACGGCAGATAGCACAGACTCCAGCTTGGTTGATGCTTTTGCATGGACAAGTTTTGGTGAAATAATTGACGATGCAAATACTTATCCAGACAGTGCCTATGCTGCTGTTCGTTTGGACTCAATGCAGTTTAGTTCAATACCTACAAGAAAATATAGAGTAAGAGGAGTCAAAGTAAGAATACCAGGTGCAGGAGCCAGTGGATCTGGTACACCAAGTATTGATTCCGTTACTGGTCGCATAATCTACCCCGATGGATATATTTTTAATGGTGTTATGGGTGCTGCTCAATGGTGTTCATGCCCTGCAATGGTGTTACTAGATTTACTTACAACTTCGAGATACGGATTTGGAGATCATATAACAGATAGCAGCCTTGACTTATTCTCTTTTGTTAATGCCAGTAAGTTTGCAAATACATTGGTATCAGATGGATTAGGAGGACAGGAAGCTAGATTTAGTTGTAATGTAAATATCCAAAATAGTGGCGAGGCATTTACTTTAATAAATGAGTTAGCTGGTGTTATGAGGTGTATGCCGATATGGTCTGCTGGTTCAATAACACTTACACAGGACAAACCAACCGATGCAAGTTATTTATTTAATTTATCGAATGTAGGCGAGGGTGGATTCAATTACTCAGGTAGCAGTTTAAAGACAAGACACAGTGTAGTGGCTGTTTCCTACTTCAACATGGATAGTAAAGAAATAGATTTTGAGGTTTATGAAGATACCGCATTGATAGCCAAGATAGGCACAGTGATTAAGCAAGTAAAAGCATTTGCGTGTACCAGCCGAGGCCAAGCTCGAAGATTGGCAAAAGCAATCGTTTTCTCAGAAAATAATGAAAGTGAGGTTGTAGCATTTACAACATCAATAGATTCTGGTGTAGTTGTGCGACCTGGTGCGGTAATTGATATAGCAGATCCAGTAAGATCAGGAGTTCGCAGAGGCGGAAGAGTAAATACAGCAACCACTACTCAGATAACTGTAGATGATTCTGCTGCCACAGATTTACCAACAGCTAACAACCCAACTTTAAGTGTCATACTTCCCAATGGAACGGTAGAGACAAAAGGTGTTCAATCCATATCTGGAGCAGTTATTACAGTATCTTCTGCTTTTTCACAGGCTCCAAATGCAAATACAGTATGGCTTTTGCAAAATGATACAGTACAAGCCCAAAAATTTAGAGTAATAACAGTCGAAGAACAAGATGGATTAGTCTATGCGATTACTGCTTTATCTTATGTAAATGCAAAATATACCTTTATAGAAGATGGTGCAAGTTTGCCAGCAAGAGCAGTATCAATTCTTAATCTTCCAAAAGATCCTCCATCAGCACTACAGGCTGAAGAAAAAATTGTTGTCATAAATAACCAAGCTGTATCTAAATTAATCCTTAGTTGG